AAGGTTTGTGCAAATCTCGTTTCACGCTTAATTACTTCCTTATCTCCATATCTTGCTTTTTCAATTCGACCTTCACGTCGGGCAGTATCTATCATTTCTTGTGTTATTACTTCACCGGTAAATTTATCTCTTTGACCTACTTCAGCAATAACATTATAATCCCTGAGGTTGGTGTCACCTCCTCGGGTACGGGTGTTTTCTGTTCGCTTAGTCAACCCCCGTTGCAGCCGTTCTCGAGCTTTAGCAGCCTCTGCTTTTAATCTTTCTCCTTCAGCAGCTCTTGTAGCTACTATGTCAGCAGTATGTTGATCAACTAAATCCCTTTGAGCTTGTATACTTGCATCATCTAATCCCAACGCTACAAGTTGAGCTTCATTCATGTCTTTGCCGATTTCTGCTCGATCTTTAATTCTTTGTGCCAGCTCATCCTGAGCAAGCTTTTGATTTTGTACTGCTTCTTCAACAGCATTCGTAACTGTACCTTTATCGAGTAAATCGTTTTGTATTTTATCTCGTAAAAATTGTCCGGTTGTCCATGCTAAGCCAGCCACCGCACCAATGATAGCACCTTTAATTCCACCAATCATAAATCCAAGAGTAGCACCTTGTATAATATTACCACCTGCATCAACAATATCAACGCGTTCTTGATCTAGTTCACCCTTAGTCATACTTAATTTGTCACGGATTAATTCTTTAAGAGGATCCATTAATGCGTACATAGCGCTAAATACCAGCCCAGCGACACCTATTCTTAATAATTTAGCTTTCCCTCCAGCTTTACCAGCTGCATCTACATCGCTTCCGTCAGGCGTAAGCAGTTTAGTGATTAAAGTAGTTAATGCTACACCTTGTAATACGTCAGTACCAGTTTCAAGCGCCTGTTTTGCTAGAAATCCACCAGCAACAGCCGAAGTTATCGCACCGACATCAAGTGCAGATAATTCTGCAAAATTCTTTTTAAGCTTTTCCCAATCTGTACTCGCTATTAAATTGCCTAGCTTAGTAGATGCTTCTGCTAACGTTGGTAGAGTGACACCAAATCTTTCTAAGAATCCTGCTGTTAACTCGTATAGTATACTACCGGTAATACCAACAAACAATGCTTTCTTAATAAGACCGAACGCACCACTAAAAATACTTTTAAAGAGTCCATTTTTACCGAATAGACCTTTATCTTTCTTATCTGCTGCATCAGCTGCTTTTTCTCTTGCTGCTAAATCTCGTTCGGCCAGAGCGTTTTCTCGACCTGCTCGATCAGCTTCGGCTCTTAGAATAGCATTACGTTCGTCTTCATTCAGTTCAGCCAACTCAGCAGCGCGCCTTGCCATTTCAGTTTGTTCTTGTGCTCGAGCATCTAATCCCGAGAACGCATTTTGCATAGCAGCAAATGTGTCGTGAAACTTACTGAGATCTTTTTGTCGCAAAGCTTTAATAGAATATTCTTCGCTTTTGTGGCGAGTATTATTCGCCTGCTCTCGAATCTCTTTAATTATACCTTTAGCGTCGTCTGATAATGACATAGTTATTGTCGCTCTTCGTTTTGTTTTTCTATAAAGTTAACTAACATTTGAAAATATAAATCTCGCTCAAATGGTAACATCCTTTCAATCTCGTCTATAGAGTATTTATGGTGCTGTGCCAAGGAGAATACCATTTGATAATAGTCACTCAAATTAATATGGCACAGCGCTAGGAAAAAAAAGTTTGCATCCCCTCAATAACAAATGTTTTTTCATCACCGTTTGAGTTGGTGTACTTAATCGAATTTTTTAACCTAGGCATGGTTTGGAAGAATAAAGTAATCTGTTTAATTACGTCACTCGTCAAACTTTCCATAAACTCGTCTACTTCTTCTTGTGAATAATCTTTAAATTCAAATACCTCGTCATCTGATGCAAGCTTATCAATACAGCTACATAGCATTACATAATCAATCATAGAATCATCATTATCCATAGCTGCTAATGTAGCAAACTCATCAATGGTTGGATACTTTAAAAATAAAGAATAGTCATCGTTTACTTTTACCTGATTCGTATGGCCATCATATCTTTCGACTTCAAGCTCACTAATATCAATTTCCAGTGGAACAACTTCATCAGTATCTGGATCTTTAATTTGAAACGATATTTTATTGTCTACTGATGCTGACCTTAAAGTAAGTAAGATGAATTCTAAATCAAACATAGCTAAATTGCTTACTTCAATATCAATTAAACAATTATTAGTAATCTGTTTAGCGGCAAGAACTTCTTGTACCGGATCTCCAGATTCCTGTGCCATTAGCATGATCTTTTCTTCTTTGACCGTAAATGGTCTATACTTTACTACTTCACCAGAAGATGGAAGAGTTAGTTCCATAATTGGTAAATCAATTTTTGGCAAAGCCATAATAAAAAACTCCTATAATATAAATTAGCCGTCTAAGAAACTTGTTAGGTTTCCGTAAGAATTACGCACTCGCTGTAATCGGTTTACAGCATCCTGAATACTATCAGGTTTTCCTTGGTTCACTGTTTGTCTTACTACATCTACAAATCCAGCTAGATCTCCAAGAGTCTCAAGTAAACCTCGACCATTTGCAAATGTCTGTCTACCTGTTCTGTCTCCAGAGTACGATATTTTGTCGTAGTAAAAATTAACAGGAAGTCTCATGTATTGATCGTTTTGTTCCCATGCAAGTTCTACATCACCGATGTTGTATGGATAAACATTTTCTAATAGTACCTCATAAAACTTTCCGCCAGCACTTTCTGTTGAGTAATGCTTAATTGACATGTTACAACTATATCCACCAGCACCAGTTTTATAACCCATTTCGTAAGGTAATTGTAAATCACCCTCAGAACCAATAGCACCCATTGGTCCATTAGCAGAACTATAATTCGTAACACGCTGAATCCAGTTATGCATGAAGGTAAGTACTTGGTGGTTTGAGTCAACTAGGAATGAAGCATTAAGAGGTTCAGTCTGAACACCAGTTGGAAAATAAACCGGTCGTTGAGCAACCGCAGTCATAGGGACTGCTTCGATATTAACACCGGGCATATTAACAGAGCTACAAAAAAACGTGAGATCACGACTCGTAATTTCTGCATTGACTTCTCGTGTTTTCGTAATGACAACTTCAAATAAGGAAGTCCGAGCTGGACCACCAAATTTATCTAGTGTTGATTTAAAATCACTAATGTTGAATGCCATTGAATCTTTATCCTCTTATAGTTTTTCGAGAATCTGCGTAAACTTTTTGCTTTGAAGCTCCAACGAACTTCGCAGTAGGTAAGAATAAAGCAATATCCCATTCAGCCGGATTTACGTAAATTAGTTTAGATCGCATTTGTGCAGTTAGATAATGTTTAATTGCAGGCTTAAAAAATCTGTACTTAGATGTACTATTAAGCAAATCATACGATACTCTTAATCTTGTTGTCTCATCATATTTCTTATTTGTAGTAATACCATAGAGAGCATCCATAAGCTGGGCTCTCATTTGTGGTGGCAAATAATGAAAGTTCAATCCTAGAAATCCGTCTTTAGCCTTATTTATTGGAAATATGAGTGGAAACTTATCGTAGTAAGGAAGTGTTTCTTTATGCTTAGGATCATAGGCAAACGTATACATTTCACCGAAGAACTGAGGACTACCACTACGACCTATAGGCTTGAGTCTACTCTTATCTTGTTGGGCTGCACGAATAAATGCTTCACCAGTAACGCCACTCTTTTCACCGCTCTTTGTAAGAGCTTGTGCTTGATCTCGATACCATTCTCGAGAAGCTTTAGTTCTTGCAGGTACTTGACCTTGCCGGATACCTTTAGCTAATATGTCTGAAAATATTTGCGCCATTACTTAGCTCCTGGTATATGTTTTTCTGTCATAATAACAAATTGCCAACCTCTATCGAGACAATAACTACGAGCTGCTTTCCACTTTGCTTCGTTGATACCCCATGTTTTAACTTCGTTGAGATATCGTCTCGAAACTCGTCCCGTCTTTGTCGCATTTTTCTTTTTAGGATCTGGAGGAACACATTGACTACTAGGTTTAATTTCAATCATAATCGTTTCGTTCTTGCCAGTTTGAGGATTGCGTTTATGCACTACAACATCTGGAAAATATCTATGCATGCGACTATCAATTGGCGACCTGTAAGGTACGATCACCTCTTCTGATTGCCACCATATTACATCTTTATGTTTGTCCACCCAACTAAAAACCGTTCGTTCCCACCAAGAGCGATAAATAATCTTAGTTGGATCACCCTTGTACTTAGCAGGATTCACTGGACGAAAACGACCTTTGTACGCCATAAATAATCTTCTAGCTATTCCATATAAATAATTGACAGTTGTCCGAAGTTATTTATTAAATAAGCCATAGCTTAATAGAGAGAATCTAATGTCAGAAAATCAAAGTGGATCAGCAGCTACGTCAAGCAGGCCTGAACAGGTCCGTAAGACTGGTCGCTCTGCCAGGTTAGGTGGAACCAGTTATGTGTTTCCTTCAATTCCACATCCACATGGCCTTCAAATGATTTTTATGGATTACGATTATAATCGATTCATTAATAACATGACTGAAGGTTCTACACTTACTACTTCGAATGCTGACGATCCTAATGCAATTAAAAAATTAGGATTTGTTCCAGCTGCTAATATTGCGCCTGAAGTTGAAAGTTATGTTAATGTTGAACTACCTTTTCCAAGAACCTTACAAGATCAAAACCGTATTAATAACCAAGCCTACGAGCGTAGTTTTATATTCGAAAGGATTACTTCTTCTCTTGCGGCTGCAGGGGATGTTTCTGGAATTACGTCTGCGGTTGGCGGTATTGCTAAAGATGTTTTAGCAGCGGTAAGACAAGCAGCTTCAGGAGGAGGGGACGCAACTGAAGCAATTGGAAAGGCACTAGCTGATAATAAACTAACACAAAACCTTGCAGGTGGAGCTCAATATTTAGCTCGATCTTTTCTACCAGGTGATTTGCAAAAGCAGGCAGCTGGTGTAGGTGGTATCGTTGCCAACCCACTTCAAACTTTAGCATTTACCGGCGTTGATCTTAAGAGTTATAGTTTTACATGGGACTTATTTCCTTCGAGTAAATCAGACTCTGAGCGTATTAAAAAAATCGTAAACATGCTTAAGCATAAAGCATTACCTCAGGTCGGTGCTGGTGATGCTACTGTTCAAGGAATGAATAGGGCATTTCTTAAGTATCCCAGTGTTGTAAGGTTAAATCTTTTAGGAGTAGATGAAAGTCACTTTGTACGATTTAAACCTGCCATGCTAACTGACGTAAGTGTAGATTATAGTGGGCCAGCGTCGCAAGTTGGAATAATGAAAGGTGGACGCCCCGCAGCGGTTACTCTTACACTTTCATTTACAGAACTTACTATTCATACTGCGGAAGATTATCCTATTACTCCAGATGAGGCAGACAGCAGTGCAGCAGAATCTGCTACACCTAAAGGACAGGGAGAGGGTTCAGAAGAGCCAAAAATTAATACCGGCGTAACATCAGTAACGAGTGGACTATAATCAATGACCAAGTATTTTAAACCTTTTCCAACTATAGAATATCAAGGAAGACGAGTTCGAGATATTACTCGACGAAGTTCTTTCATGAGTGCTGTACAAAACAATCCATTCCTATACTATCCTTATACGGTACAAGAAGGTGAGCGCGCTGAAGACATTGCTCAGTTTTATTACGGATCCGTTGACTATATCTGGTTAGTGTATATGGCAAACAACATTATTGATCCATATCACGAGTGGCCGTTAGATCCACGAACATTTAATGCTTATCTTGTCGATAAGTACCAAGATCAGTCTGGTGAAATCGGTGAGAACGTTCTTGATTGGATTAGTGATGAAACAAACGACGACAATATTTTATACTATGTGAGGAGAGTTGACTAATGGCCGCAGTAGATGATATTATATTAGCACCGGAATCTTTCCGAACAATTTACCTTCGTCGAGAAGACAGGGTTATTCTACGCACTGAGCAAGGACGTAAAATTATTGTTAAGCGAATTATTCCAGAAGAATGGAAGCCATACCGAATATATGATTACGAATATGATTTGAATGAAAATAAGAAAGAAATATTCTTGTTTGACAATAAATTCTTGGGCCAGTTAACTAAAGATTACGTTAGGTCTATGAGCGATAATTAATGGAAAAGTTTAATCCTGGCATTTGCGAGATTACACAAGCTATTATAATACCTTATCAAGGGTACAAAGATGGGTACATGGTGCCGCCTCTTGAAATTGGAAAAGATATCACACCTTTGATTACTGGGTTTCAAATTAACCAAGGTATGAATAATGTTTCAATGTCAGGTACCATTGATTGTATCGATAACGTAGGATTCTTAGAAAATCTTCCACTCCGTGGAGAAGAAGAATTACATTTTGAAATTAAAAGCTTTGATCTTGGAACCACAAGAAGTATAGTAGCGCGTATTATTAAAATTAGTAATGTTAACAGAACTGAAAGTGGTAATGGTGTCGGATATACTTTACAATGGATCTCTAAACTTTCTTATAACGCAAACATTAAAAATATCATTACGTCTTATAATGGTAAAGAAGGTCAAAGTGTTATTGAAGATCTATTTAGTAAACATTATAGTAAGCTTACAGCAGGTAAAGAAACTTGGCCTGATGGAACCGCAAAAGAACAACCAAGTGATACGAAATCATTTAAGATCCAATCTGATCCTGGACGCTTTTTGTGGATTGCTCCTACCCGAGGAATACTAAGAGTTACTATACCAGATTATAGTCCATCTGAAGCAATTCAGTTTATCACTAAAAGGATATATTCAAAATCAACCATTGGTCCATCATCAACATTTCGTTTCTTTGAAAGATGGGATGGCTTTCATGCAGTAACCGATGAATGGCTACACACAAAAGCTAAAGCACATGATGACGCACCTACTCTCAACTATTTTACATATTCAAGTAAGCAGCCTGAAGATGCTGCAGTTCAAGTGAGTACAATACAAGAATTTGTAAATGATAAACGAGTAGATGTTGCTGACGAAGTTTTAAGTGGTTCATATACAAATTCGTTTTTAGAAATTGATTTGCTACGGCATAGAACAAAACTATACACGTATAAGTATAACGAAGAAGTTAACAAGTATAAAGATTCTGGTGGAAGAACCGCTAGCTTAAGAAATGATATCCATTCAGAAGAATTCATAAAAGATACATTTAACCAAAATAATTCTAAACAGTTTATGATTATACGAGAGTATAGTGATAAAGAAAGCGGATCAGCTCAAACCGCAGACGAGAAATTCTATCGAGAAACGACTGCACATAAAATCATGTATAATCAACACGCTAACGCAACGAGTGCTACTATTGCTTTAAAAGGTCGATTAGATTTAATGCCTGGTATGGTAACTGATATTAATATACGAGAGCTCGATGCTAGTAATAAATCTGGTAGAAATAAACAGTTAAGTGGTAAATACCTTATCACCGGAGTAATAAACAAAGTTGATGGTAACGTACTAAACACTATTTGTAAAATAGTTAAGTATGATTGGAGTGATGGAGCCGGAGACCTAGGAAAGGAATAATATGAGAGGAATTGGTATACCTAATCCGATGTTCTTCATCGGAGTCGTAGAGAATAATGACGATCGACAATTTCAAGGTCGGGTGCAGGTGCGCGCGTTCGGCGTCCACGGGACCCACGCGGACATTCCTACTCAAGATCTTCCTTGGGCTATATGTGTTTCAGGTCACTACGATCCAAACTCTCCTATACCACCAATCAATTCGTTTGTATTCGGTATATTTACTGATGGCGACGAAGCTCAACATCCAATGATTCTGGGAATGATTCCTACTCAGTATGTAGAAGAAATGTTTCCAACCGCTGACGGATATGGTGTTATTCCTGTTAAGAACGGAGAAGTAGCACCTTTGTTAGCAAAAGGATTTACACCTGAAGATATTGGTCATCATCAAAGATCTAAACTTGCTAGAGGCGAGGATGTCGGAACAACTTTTCACAACCAAGTATCAGCGAATGTAAAAAGGAACCAAGACATTGCAGGTAGAGAAGAAAAGTGGGAGCAACCACCATCTGCTTACTCTGCAGTATATCCTTACAATCAGGTAATCGAAACCAGCCACCACACTATAGAATTAGATGATACACCTGGTGGTGAGCGAATTATGATTCACCATAAAACTGGTTCTTTTATTCAAATCGATGCGAAAGGTACTACTACTGAGCGGGCAGAAGGCGACCGTTATGAGATTAATATAGGAACAAAACACGAATCTTCGTCAGGTAGTATCATTACAATTAATGGCGACGCTTTTGTTAAAGTGAATGGTAATAAAACAGAAGAAGTTACCGGTAACTACAAACTATTAGTGGGTGGCACAACTGAGATTGGTTCAGGCGGAAACTTATTCTTAAATACTGGTGATGGCGCTAACATACGAGGTTCAACTGTTAAAGTTGAAGCAAACACTGATACCCTTACATTGTTTGGTAAAAAGCAAATTAAGATCGAAGCAGAACAACAAATTAATAATGTTTCGAATCATATTAAAAATAACGCGTTGCAAGACTTTAATGTCTATGCTTCGAAAGGTATTAAGCTTACTTCTCCAATGGATTTTCATCTTCAGGCTTCGAATGGCTTAATGACTTTCACTGGATTAGTTCCTCCATCACCGGCTGGTACACCGACATCTCTTGCATCTGGTACTATTGGTGTTCCTACTTCTGCTGGTTTAAGTGTTATAGCACCTACTGTAAACATGGTTGCTGCTAATGGAAGCTTTACCGGTCTATGGAATGCAACTGGTGTAAGCACTGGTATTTTAACAGCAACGGTTGCTGTCAATACAAAGCTTGTAAATGCTACTGCGGTTCAGGCAACAAAGGTAGGAGGAACTCGAGGAGACTTTGCGACATTAGGTGCTCCAATGCCAATTAGTACATCTCCAGGAAGTCCAACCGCGCCTGGGCCTGGTCGCGTTGTTCCATTGACTATACCTACTGTAAGCATACCAACTGTGCCAATATTAAACCTACCGGCCATTAGTAATCCAGCCCCACCGTTGTTTCCGATGGCTTCTGGGTTAGCGTATCCGAAAGGTAATGGACCACTATTCCTAGCTCAAGTTGTCACCTCTCCCTTCACAGCGTTCTTTGGAGGAATCATTCCTCCGCTATTAGGATCCGGATACGGTATGGAAATGATCAAGGCTCCCGAGCCACCGGCGAAAA